GTGACACAAGGATAAGACCTACTCCTGTCTCTTCTACCAGCGTTCTGAAGTTGTGCATAATAGCATCTATATTGCGACGTTCATCACCGTCCGTAGTCATCGACAATAACATATGTAAGTGATCAAAAACTATCCACTTACATTCAAGGCCCATAGCCATGAAGCGTAGTTTAGAAAATAGACTATCAACATCATTCATTCCAAGGTGGGCATGAACAAAGACACGGTTCTTATTTTCACCGTCGTATAAAACATTAAAGAAATTATCTATTTCTTCTTCACTAAACTCAGCACGAACACTATCGATGTGTAGTTTGGCGTTAGCCTCAATAGAAAGAATACCATCTACAGTCCGACGCCAATCTTCTTCAAGAGCTATGACACCTACCTTGTCGTTGGTGTTGGTGATGAGCCAGTGTTCAAGCTCACGAGTAACACTAGACTTACCTAAGCCTGTGCCGCCTGTCAGTGTGATTAGCTCTCCTTGTCGTAAGCCATCTAGCTTTGCATTAAGGCCACTCCAAGGATAAGGGATAGACTCTTTACGCTCACGCTTCTTATAGTTCTCACGCTCTTCACTGACGTTTAGAATACCAGAGGGTGTGTAAAGTTTTGAAGCCCACCACGCAGTAACGTAAGCCTTGTGATGACCCAGCTTGAGCATTTCATTAGGGTCTTTAAACTCAGTAGGTAGGTTAAGTATCTTGGCCTTGCCGGGTTTTATAATTCGTGCCACTTTCTTTGCGGCTTCTCTTCCGGGGCCGTCGTTGTCGAAAGAAATAACAACCGTATCAAACGATTCAAGGAACTCAAGATTTTCTTGAACATCCCTTGCCGCGCCTTGCGCTCCATTCTTAACAGATACAACCGGCCATTTACTCCCCAGAAGTTCGTATGCCGCCATCGCATCACATTCACCCTCAGTGATCGTAATGTATTTACCACCTGCCTGTGCAATCTGCTGACCAAAAAGCCCAGTTCCTTTGGGTGAGCCTGACCAAGTAAATGTTTTATTTGCTCTACGAATTTTTGTAGCAACTTCTTCATTGTTAATATAGGCGGGGTAATGATGTTCACTAATGTTACCCCCTTCATCTTTGGCTGATCGAACGCCATATTTTTTTGCAGTCTCAAGGGTAATACCTCTATCTGTCAGCGCATGATACACATTAGTATTTCCATTAAAGGGTGTGTTGTCATTAGATCTTTTAAAGCTGTTGAAGTCTGCCACGTTTCCTCCTATTGCAGATGCGTAGTCTTTAAAAAAAGTTCCGCAACTAAAACACTTTGCAGAACCGTTCTCGTTTACGGAGACAGGATCACTGCCTCCACAACTTGGACAAGGTTTTTGATAGGCCACAAAGTCGCCCATGTTTACTCCTCCGTTTTAGCGCCCTCAACAATTGCAGAGTCTTCTAAATACTCTTGCATTTTTTGATGTAGAGCAACAGCAGATGCTTGAGCAATTGTTACTTCATTTGCAAAGTTATCGATCCGCTCTTGAACATTAGCTAGTAACTTAAAACAAGCTACCCCCTCAAGGGATAGCTTTTCCACATCATAGACTTTATCTTCATAAGTATACCTGTACATTAAAGTTCATCTCCTTCATCGTCTTCAACGTCAAACTCAGAACCATCAGGGCTGGCATATTCTATCAACTCAATTACTTGGACAGCCTGTAAGTCAAGTCCTTTATATACAGTACCATTCCAAGTAGACTCCCACTCTTTGTATTGCACCTTAACCTTTGAGCCATTACCAACTGCGACATTCATAGGATTTTTATTTTTGTCTAGAAGTTTAGGTGCTGAACGAACCATACCATTAGGCCCATCAACCTTACGCTTGAGCATAATCGCTGGCCCTTCTTCCATGTCTTTAACAGTAAAGCCTCGTGACCTAAAGTCATTTGCAACATCATCCGTAACAACAAGATTAACTTGGTACGCGGGGGTAAAGGTAGTGTTAGGTGTGGTAATAGAAGCCCACATTGCTACGCCTTCAACAAGTGCCATAATAAAATCTCCTAAGATTTGTTAAACAAAAAGGTAATATAACGGGGTACACAACTATAAACATAATCTTCAGTCAAACTAACTTCCTCCTTTTTCGACATAAGACTAATCCAACTAAGCATATTCTGCACTGCTTCTGATGAAGGTAGGTCAGTACCTAGCCCTAAAACAAAAGCCCTACAAAGAACATCCTCAACATTGAATGCTTCATCACTCATTACTCATAATCTCCTGAAAGGATTGTCATCTTTACAAGATCTAATAGTAAATTAAACTTTTCCATTTCTATATCAGATATTACTTTTAAGTCTTCGCCTGTATCAACAATAAGAATAAACGGATAGCTTAAAGTTTCTTCATCAGAAGAATCTTCAAGCTTTGTAATCCCATCAATAATCTTTTCATTCAAAGACTTTGACTTATCCTTATTAAAATTACCCTGTATTATTTTCAACGATCACCTCCAGATCCTTGAATTACTCCTCGGTCAGCACGACTCTGAAGCTTAGATAGATTGTACTCTGCTACTTCAGAAAAGTCAATATCACTGTCACGCAATAACATGGCAAGATTCCACAAAACATCACCAGCCTCTGAAACTATATCATGCCTATCGATTTGTTTATTATCTCCACGTAACATAGGCTTAATAAAAAGATCAGATAACTCTGCTGACTCTACCATCAAAGATGCAATAGGATAAAACTTATCCTGATATAAAGCTGTTACTCCTGCACGATCTTGATACTCATTAAATGTCATGTTAAACTCCAAATATTTTTCCAACTAAGCCGCCCAACAACATCACTGCCGCAATAGTATTAATCATTATAAGCGCACGATCACGCCACATAAAACCTACGACAGCCCACAAACAAGTTCCTGCAAAGCTTAAAAACATATCATATATCTGTAGCTCTTGAACTCCAGTGCTTCTCAAAGAGATAGCAATAAGTAGCCATATACTAGCAATCCATTTTAGATACCAATCTATAGTTCCTTCAGGTGTTGTGCTTTTTTGAATTCTATTGCTGTGTATAATTTCATCAACAGAATATTCTTTACCTTGGTCAGTAACAATGATATCTTTAATCACCTTTAACATCCTCAATCAACCAATCCAAATAGACCCTAGCTTTTTTTAAATCCTCTAAGCCGTTTTTATATTTAAATCTATGAACATATTTCATTACGTTGCCAGCACAATAATCACCAAAGCCTGTACCAAGTTGTTGTTTAATATAATCAATAGCTTCTATCCCACCCTTGTTATAGTGTTGGGGTTTAGTAATCGGATGATGATTATCTTCGGGATAAGAAGACTTTCTATTACTTGCCCTGTTCCATTCTTCTGGGGTTGCATCATCAATACTCACAGGTATCCTCCATCTTTTAAATACTGTCCTATTATAATTCCAATAGAAAAGAAAGTCACGATAACTAATGCACTTAAATATTCTGGCACCTCTTTAATTAACAACCAAGTTTTTTTCAACATAAAACCTCCATAGTTTTTCAATAGGATCTAAGTTGTCTGCGTTCATTACAAACCTTTCTCCATAGCCAAAGTCTTTCTTGTAGGCTTTTTCAAAGAAAGTTTTTTTGCCGATACATCCATGTAGTTTTAAAACTTCAGAGTCATCTGTTGCACCATAGAGAACTGCAACTTTAGCCGCAAAAGATTTTTCAGTGTCGAAAATTAAAGGCCCATCAGTGCGAGAGCTACACTTAACATCTACTGATGTTTCACCCAACCAAAAATCTATGCCCCCATCAGACAAAACATTTACAACAGGCGGGGGTAAATTAAACAAACGAGCAAACAAAAACTCTGCCTTGAACGCGAGTATATTATTTTTAGTTCTCGTGTCCATACCTTTTTTGTCTGTCATTCTTGGAACAATGCCCTGCATTTCACAAAGCCTTACAGTGTCTTGTCCCATAAGAATAGAATCGTGATGATCTTTAGATGTTAATTTAAACTGCATTAGTCCACCTCATTGGCCTGCCTTTTTCTAACCAATCAAAGAACTTAAACTCATAGTATTTATTGTAGGCCGACACAGTATCTAAGTCTTTATACTCATCAGGCATACACTGAGGCGGGTCAATAAACCCATAGCTTTCAATGTTTTGCGGAGGCTTGCTTGTAAAGAACTTTAACTTGCTCCAGCTTTTGTGGCTGTGTTTGAAGCGCAGATCAAACTCTGTACTGAGTGCTTTAAAATGTTCATACAACCACTCGTAATGTTCTTTGCTTTGTCTAGCCCACACAGTGCTAGGGTGGTTGACATGAGCCGCCAAATAAAACTTATCATCATACTTATCTAGTACCCAGCGTTTAGCTTTACGGCCTGACTCAGTGCGGCCCTCGACAAGATTACCATCAAGGTATCGGTGTGCCGTAGATAAAATTTGTGCAGTCTCTAACGGCATCTTGACAACGTGCTGATCGCATAAACTTTCTGCGGCCTTGCGTGGACATTTACTTCTATAAAATATATTCATGTCAGTCTCCGTGATCTGTCCAATGGTGGTCAGCGTTAGTTAGCTCATCACTAATAAGATCATATATATAATTATTATTGATCCAGTTAGTGATATCAACTCCATGCGATTTAACCGATACAATTTCAACTAGATTCTCTTCATCTCCATAATTTATAAACTCTATATCTACAGTGATAGTCATCCAAGGACAATCAAGTTCTACAGATATTATTTGATTGCCATACATACTAGCAGTCCCCATAGTTTCTCTCCTCCTCCATCTCAATTAAAGAATCAATAGCAATGAGGGCTATCTTTGTTGCGGCCACCCTTCCATCAAAATAATTATATAGCGGGGCGCTATAGTTGATGCTATAGATAGTCAAGTTTTTTTCATTGTCATCTTGGGACTCTTTAAAATGTTTTCGCCATCTTTGTAGTGATTGTAATCTAGTCATTCCCATACTCTCCTTTGGTAGATTAAAACATTGGTGATGACACCTTCAGCTACTAATTTTTTTCTGTCTTCATTAGCCATCTCTTCTGTTTTATATAAATCAAGTGAGTGATCTTGTGCAACTGTGTCGAAATATTCCATTACCCAAACTATTAAAGGTGCATCGTTCATAGTATCCTCCTAAAATAAATACAGTGCATAACTGCTACACTTCTTTAGCTTGCCATTCAGACCAATGTAAACTGGTAGTGTGTCACCCATATTTATATTCATTGCCTTTTTGTTTTTAGCCACAACATATTCAACACCCTCTTCAGGTTTGAAGCTACTTAGTTTTTTAACGTGCCGCCAGATAGTCATGTTACCAGCACTTTGTTTATGCGTTGTTATGTAATACATCTTACTCTCCTTTATGATTAGTAATCCACTCTTCAACGGTGTCGCTAGACTTTGCGGCATCATCCCAGAATTGATTTAATTTCTCTAAAGAAAATTTACTTTGTTCTTCATGTAAACAATCAAGAATAAAAGAACAATAGTCCTCGTCATTCATAGCTGACCTGATTAGTCTTTGAACATTTAATATTTTTTCTTTTGCTTTCACTATCACCTCCAAACAAAAGCGCCCCGAAGGACGCTATAGTTTTATTGATTACCTTCACGAACTCTGTGAAGGACATTGTAGATCTCTGATCCAGAGAAGTTTAATTCTCTTAGCTTTTGTTCCAAGCCACCATAATCAGGATT